TTGATGTTTGATTGTGCGTTGTTGCAATACTGTAACGATAAGTAGTACAGTCCACGCAATTAATAAAACAATATAGTTAAACGTCATTCTATTAGTCTCCTTTATCCATTAATAACCAAATCAATCGCTTCTTCTGGCGATCTGCAAACTCCAGCAATCACCGGATATTTTTTTACTCTATCCAAAAAATGTTTTTGCACATCTCTTAACTTTCCTTTTTCATTTTTAACTTCAATATAAATTAATTTTCCATCTGTTTTTCTAAAGCCGTATAAATCAGGATGCCCTTTCGGTAAACCCGTATCAAAAAATCTGCCATCTGCCATTCTGACTTTTCCGACATTTGCACGAAAAATAACAGCATATGGATTTAAAGCTAGTCTGATAGAATTTTGAATGTCTGCCTCTCTCATAAAGCATCATGCTCACAGACACTCCAACTACCAGAACTATATTGGGAATGCGATACCTCTTTCTCTGATCCACATAAATCACATTTCATTTTAAAAATTCGGTACCCTCTACCTCTTCTTTCATCGATCATTGTTATATAACCTAATTTTTCTCCAATTTTTTCTTGTTTTCTTCTGGACATACCTACAATCCCCTTTCTCCTGGAATTAGGACGGATTTTTATAAACGGACAGCTACCTGTCCACGAACTTTGACTTACTCTCCCAAGGGGTACAACGTTTTTTTGGACAACTACGGACAGGTTTAACCTATTTTATATATAGTGTCCCTAAGTATATATTTATTTTCTCTGACTTCTATTTCTTTATAAAACTTGTCCAACTTGTCCAAAAGTAAAATATATAGTATATAAACCCTTGGTATGACTGGCTTAATCGAGTGGACAGGTTTTTTGAGTAACTTGTCCAAAAAGCGCCCGCAACCTGTCCATTTTTATTTTCTAGTTTACAATAATTATAATTTGATTTTCATATATCGAACGTATATTCGATATTTAACTTAAATTTAATTGAAATCCATGAGCATTTGAATATTCGTCTTTTAATTCCAAACCAACATACCAACTTCCATTACTTCTTATTTTTTGAAATTTATTACTCATTTCTTTGCCGAATTTTGTACTATTCATTGAGTATTGATTATTTTCTTTCGCCCACTGGCTATAAGCATTGTAAAGGTTCTTGGCTTTCTCTCTCCCTTTACTTTTTCGGTTGCAGCACTCCTCAATAAATAGCTCTGTTACGTCCATCTCTGTTCTATATTCATTGCGTTGCTCTGTGATTGTTTTCGGTTCGGATAGTCCGATTCGTTGCCATTCTGCGTAACCCTCGACAGCCCAGTTTAAAATGGCTGTCATTTCTCTGCGTAGCTTGTACTTTAGATTCTTATCGATTCTGTGTTTTGGTATCTGGACCGTGAAAGGAATAATCGCCATCCTGCGCCAGATCCCGTCATCCGTACCTCTTATAAATGGCTTGTGGTTAGTTGCCATCCATAATTTAAACTGTGGTGTAAACTCGAATTCGTTTTCGTGTAAGAATCTAGCCGTTACACGATCTCCACCAGTGAGTTGTTTAATCAAACCTTCATCAATACGCATACCCTCGTTAGGCTCAGTTGTAGTAACAAGTCTTGCTCCGTCTAATTTTGCTATCTCAGGACTTGCGTTGTTTGACTGTTGTTTTACCATGATCGCTTGAGGTTGGATATTCGTTGTATAGTTACCTAACATTTCAGTTATAATATCTAGAAATACCGACTTACCGTTACGACCATTCCCGTGAAGAATAAACATCATCTGTTCTTCTGTTGATCCAGATAAAGAATAACCCACAGCCCGTTGTATATAATTTATTAACTCTTGGTTACCATCAAATATTTGATTTAGGAAATCCATCCACTGCGGACAATCAATCTTGTCTGTATATTCAACTGTGGATATTTTTGTAAAATACTTACTTCTGTCATGATCATTCAAATCACCTGTTTTAAGGTCAATGTAGCCATTTTGTACGTTCAGAAGGTGAATATCCTTATCGAACGTCTCTGTTGAAATTGGTAACAGATGCTGACTTTCTTTAAGCATGTTTGTTTTACCATTACTACCTCTTGAGTATTTGATGTGTTTTTGTAAGTTTTTCTGAGCATCTTCTTCATCCACATCGTCTGATTTTAAAATTGGTTCTTTTTTCATTTTTTCTAACACATCATCCACTAGATTTTTAACCTTACCTTCATTATCTAGTTGCCAAATTTTATCGTTGTAGAAAAACCAGTTTTTACGAGTGTAGTTATACCTCACGACATCTTTGTAAGTATCCGTAAATCTTTCTGCGTTACCTGTATCGTCATAACTATAATATTTACGTTCGATTTTCTTAGTGTTTTGATCCATAACATAAAGTTGAAAATCATCATCGCTAGGTTGTGGATTGAACACGTTATTGCACGTATCTATAGCTTTAGTGAGTGTGATGTATCCGTAAGTATACTCGCCACGCTTTTGATCAAATTTTTCACGATATAATGATGATTGTCTGAAAATCTCATCCATTTTCTGGTAATCCCGATTTGTCCAAAACGCCAAATCGTTAGCGAATGCCATGTCAGCCTCGGATTGAGAATCATAAAATTGTTCCCAACCGCCGCCTAAAAATAATTTAAAGCGAATACCATTTTTACTATTTCCAGCAATCCTTATAATTTCATCTGTTGATAATCCGTTACCTTGAGAATTAGGTATATTATTGGTGGTTGACGGTTCACTGCTACCGATATATTTATTGTGTAGATAATTTATTTTTCCAAGTTCATCGTCTGTCACATTTGTGAAGCGACTGATTGAATTGCCTGTCATTGTAAAAAAACGACCATCCGAATACATTTCTACATTACCTTTACGTCTACCGCCTTCTGGTAACTCACCCTTAACAATGATGTGGATACCATTTCCGGACGGACTAATTTCTGAGTAACTTTCCATTAACTCAACAAATTCTGCAACAATGTTGTTTTCATTATCGGAATCGTTCAGATAATCATTTATTTCATTTTTCACATTATCGATATCAATTCCAAAGTATGGTTCTTTAAAATAGAAACCAATACCATGACAATTAAATAGATCAACAGCATCAATAGCTGTTCCAAAATCAGACCACGTTGTTTCGTCATTCGACTTACCATAATCACCGTTATACGCATTTATTGGTAGTTTCGTAGTTTTTCCATTACGTTGTTCGATTCTGTAGCAACACCATTGTTTTAATTCTTTTAACTCGCTAGGTATATTACTGTAAATTTTCGTCACCTCCTGATGATTATTAGAGAGGGAATCATCCCTCTCATTGATTAGAATGGTAAATCACTATCATTGATGTTTGGTTGATTTCCGTTAAATGGACCAGCATTATTATTTCCATTAGAATCATTTGATTGCTTGAATTGATGCTGGACTTGTGGGAATTTCGTTTTATTCCATTGTTTTACATTTAAGTTTTCGTATGTTTTTCCGTTATACTCCGATGTTTCGTTTTGAACAAACACTTGCAATGGTTTGCCTCTGAAGTCTTCGAGAAGTTCCTCAAAACTATTGTATGTTTTACCAGACTGTAGTCCTGCCGCCTTACCAATCGTATTAAACATCATCATGTTATAAGTTCCAGTAGCTTTAGCTTTAAATACTCTCTCCCAAATTTTTTGATTTTTAAATGGTTGGTCAAGATCATTTCTGATTGTCATTTGGAAGTTAGTAAACTCTGCTCCTGTCTTTGTCGCATCCTCAGAAGCATGATCAATTACAACCTCATAAACTCCATCATCAATTTTTTGGAATCCTTCAAATACATTTTCAAAATCTAAGTTAAACTGTGCCATTATTTAATCTCTCCAATTCTTGTTTTAGTGTTTTTTATATAAAACCAAGTAACTTACCTTGGTAAAATGCCCATCCAGGCTTGTAACCTTTGTTTTTAGCCAATTCATATAACTCTTTCATGTTTTCGCAATCTTTCGGCTCTCGAAAGTCTAGTTTTATATCTTCTTTATTTAATTCTTCTAATTCCACTGATTCATCTACTTCATACTCTGATTCTCTTTCCTCGACTTCTGGTACATGACCGCACTCTGGACAATGTTTTTCATTAGGTGAATATACAGCAAAGCAATTTATACATTCTTTTATAGGTATTTCCGCTTCACTTTTAGTTTTTTTGCTACCCTCAAGGCTCCAGGTGCGCTTCATATCTGGTAATCCGTGCCTTCTTGCATTATCCACATGATCTATGATGATTGATGTCTTTCCTGGTCGATAACGCATACCTCTCATTGACTGCTGTATAAATAGAGACAATGATTGTGTAGGTCTAAGCATGATTACAGTAGAGCAATCTGGTACATCGAATCCTTCACCAATGATGTCAACATTAGTCATGACTTTAATCGCTCCATTACGAAACTTTTCAATAATATCATCACGATCATTTTTAGGCGTTTTACCATCGATGTGTACCGCATCGATTCCATTTCTATGGAATTCTTCAGCTAAGTGCTTGCTAGATTCAATGCTATGACAGTAAGCTATTGCTTGTTCTCCATCAGCCAACTTTTTGTAATGTTTGATTGCATCTCCGTAAATCTTGTTCTCACTCAATGCGTCATTCATAGATGTGCTTGAAAACTCTCTCAAACTGTTTAATTTAAGTTTTTCTGTATCGATTAATTTAGGTGCGTAATATTTGTAAGGTGATAGAAAGTTGTTTTCGATGAGCCATTCAGCATCTACTTCTTCTATTAAAATGTCGTTTATATCACCTAAACCACTTCCATTTAGTCGAATAGGAGTAGCAGTAAACCCTAACCGCAAAACATCACTAAAATGCTCATAAATTCTCTTATAAGAGTTTGCTAAACCGTGATGGTTTTCATCTGTGATAATTAGATCTGGTTTGTTTATTTTGTCTAACTTTCTAACGATTGTTTGGACCATCCCAAATATCACATAATCAAGGTTAACCTCATTTTTTATGAAAGTGCCGCGTATTTGATCTATTAACTCTTTTCTGTGGACTAAGAACAACACGTGTTTTTTATTGTTTGTTGTCATCCTCGCAATATCTGAAATGATGACTGATTTACCAGCTCCAGTTAACCACAGGGAGCAACCACGCAAGGTGATGTGTATCCCTGTATATAAGAATCCCTCACTTTATCAACTAATTTTTGTTGGTATTCATGTAACTTAAACATTATCTTCACTTCCGTTCACATCACCGACCATAAAAATCTCTTCCTGCAGAGCAAATTCTCTATTATCTAACTGATTTTTACAGAACGTTCCGTTGCTCTCGGATAACAGAAATCCTCTTTGGTCTGTTTCTGGATTTTTAATTAACCTAGCAACAACTGGAATGATGCCCATCACATGGTTTACTACCTTTTCTCTAATATCTGGTAGAAACTGATTAAATAATTGACCTGATTCCATCTGAATCTGTCTAGTAGTTTCCCAGGACGTATATACAATGTTTGCATCTAGATTATTAAAAGTAGAAATCATATTTAGTAAATGATTATCGAACAAACCATAATCTTTTAATTCTGGTTGTCCAGATTTTGTTGTTTTAGATTTCTCCATCAAATACAATTTTTGATAATGTGAAAGGTTATCTAAAACAATGTTGTCAAACTCAGTAATGTTAGTTTTAGAATGTGCGTAGAAATCAGCCATACTTTGAATTGGTGATTCTGGATCAATTTTCGCAACACTAATTCCTGGCAATCCAGATAACACTTGACTGGTATTGTCAATGTCAAGCAACAATGTTTTTCCTTTTAAATATTTCATGGTTGTTGTTTTGCCTGTTCCTGGTTTAGCATAAAGTAACATTCTGAAATTCTTGTCACGTTGCATATCTTCCGATTTAATGATTTTCAATCTATCACCACCTCAAATTTATCTTCTCTTTCACGTACAGTTGCACCATCCAGAAACTCACCTGTTTCAGTGTTGATGACTTTACCATCAACCACTGCATGAGACTTCTTAATATCTGCTAACTTAGGTTTTTCTGTAACTTTGATTAAGTCATCTTTACCTGCTTGTTTAAGGCTTTCCAATACTCTCTTATCATCAAGCTCCCATTTAGGTTGTTGTTTTTTGAATCGAATACGTCCGTTGGGTAGTTTTTGAGATTTGTAACTTGGGTCTTGCTCACGGTTACGCAGTGCATAAGCTCCAAGTAATCCCTCAAAATATTCAATATCTGAGTCTAGTTCTTTGCTGACAGATTCTAACCATTGTTTAATTTTTTCGATTTCTTTTTCAGCTAACTTAGTTCTGTCATTTTTTTGAGTTTGTTTCTGTTTAATTTTACGTAAAGCCCAATTCGCTTCTTCATCTGTTTTAATTTGAAACGGTACTTTTTCTTGTTCATCTAAAAACTCATTTAATTCCATCATTCTTAGCAACCTCCCAAAATAAGTTGTTATGAACGCTTGTTAGTTCGCGTCTTGATTCGATATCTCCATAATCAATCAGCTTTAAAACTCTGTAATAAGCTATATCTAGACGTTGTAAATCATCTGTATCTGTTGTGAGTTCGTGATAAAATTTGAT